ACGTGCCATCGAACGTCAAGATGTACGCACGCCTGCCGTTGTCGCCGTCCCAGAACACCTTGTCGGTCCACGCCTCGACGCGCGGCCAGATGTCCTTCATGTTCGCGAGAACGTCGATCGACACCTTCGGCCTGGGATTGCGCGCCACCCACTGCGCGACATAGCCGGTGATCTCGTCCTGATCGCGCTCGGTCTCGACAATCTCCCGCACCAACTCCTTCTCGGCTTTGTCGTCCATCTAGTAGTCTACTGGTCCCTTGTTCACTTCATACATCGCAACCTCGCGAATGCCGGCGGCGGTCACGACGAACGCCTTGTCGCCCAGGACGTAGATCTTCTCGCCGAACTTCGACAACTCCCGGTGCGTCTTGGCGGCCGTAGCCTCTAACACCTTAGTAGAGTGTTCCGCCGCCTGCTTCGCCGCCTCGAACTTGTACACCACCTCGGAGTGCTTCTTCCTTTGCTCCAGGTACATCCCCAAGACCCGCTTGATTGTTGCGTCCTTGTTTGTTTCCTCTGCCTTAGCCATGCCTGTCTCCTTGTCTAATCGATAACACACGTTTGGCCCTTCGACTTAAAGGCCTGACGAATCGATGCTTCCCCGGCAACTTCGTTTCCATATACCCAAGCCCGATGATTTCGGCCTTGTTCAGCGACCTCTGCCCAGAGTGAAAAGCTCGACGGGCGACTGTTTGGCCGTTCTTCGCGACGTATACACGAGACTCTGTCGATTGCCCGTGGTACATCCACGACGCCGCTCGATACACGCCGCCAGAGTGGCCTGCATTAGGATCTGCGTATGACACAACCAGATCAACAGACTCTAGCCGGCGGAGCCCGCCCAAGGTCGCGGAAATGGCTTGCGTCAACAGATTTTTGTCGTGACCATCTGGTGCCCACAAGCGCGACAATTCCCACACCTTCGCGTCGAACGGCAGCAGAAAACGCGCAAGATTTTTGTTTGCTGGAATGGACCACGCCACTATGGCGTCGTCATAGCCAAAGTAGTGCGTCTTTCCGGACGGCACCAAATGCGTGTAATGCCGCTCCCGAATAACCTGTACGGCCCGCGTTCGCGCATCACCGGTTAGATGTACTGCTGTTCCCATTGTCATGCCCTGTATTTTGATCTCGCCCTCTCGTTCTGTTCGGAGAGTTTGATCAACTGGTCGTACGTCAACTGCGAGCCCCACTTCTCCGGCACGCTTTTCTCCGAACTGCGGAGGATCGGCCGGCTCATGCAAGCATATCGGAACTCGTCGCCCACGTGGTCCTCGCCATCGGTGTCCACGTCTTCGAGCTTCAGCTTGTCGTGCTGCAACGCTGGCACGGTGCGCCGGAAGTGCATGCAGTTCTCGGTGACGAACGCCATCGGGCTCGACTCCGAGTGGTCGAGTCGATAGCGCACCTGATTCCACCCAGGGATCCGCTTGTTGTCCGCCTTGGTGAGCGGCAGCTTGCCGTCGCGCCACGCTTGCTCCGCGAGTGACGGGCCGCCGTCCTCGCTGAACATCGCCGGGTCGGCAGCGTGGTACTCGATCTTCTCGTTCTCGGATAGCTCGACAACTCGCTTCGCCCACTTTGGCACACTCCACTTGACTCCGACGTTATGCTTCGTTTCGTCGCACCCGTAAAGCTCACGGTAGCGCACGATCGCCCCGCGCGGCACGTACATCTTCTCGCCCCTCGCGTTCTTCCAAAAAAGTGCGTCAGGGCAGATGGCGTACCAACCGGTCGAGAAGGGCTTCGCCGAGCCCCAGTCGCTCGACGTGAACCGGGGCCAATGCGGCGGCGGCATGAACGCCTTGAGCACGTGGATGTCCTCGTCCCACTCGCTGAAGAAGGCGCCGGCAACGACGTTCCAGTCGCCCTTCATCCAGGCCCGGCGCAGCGGCTCGTTGCCGCGCGTGGCGAGCATGAGGTTGCGCACGTACTGCTCGTGGTTCTTGAGCCCCTGGTTCTCGGCTAGGATCGAGCGCACGAACATGAACGTGAGGCCGCTGTCCGGGTCTTGGAACGGCGTGCGCTCCGGCAGCGACGAGATCTTGAACATCGAGCGCATCCACACGTGCCCGATGCCGCCAGGATTGCCTGTTAACCGCGCAGTGCATGGCACGTCGTATGGCGATCGCAGCGTCGAGATCAGCATCAGCAACGGGTCCGGCGTGGCGTACTCGGTCACCTCGTCGAGCGAGATCGCGGTGAATTGGTGCCCGTGGTAGCGCAGGTAGTCCTGGTCGTTTTCAATGTACCTCATGCGCACCTGGGCACCGTTCGGCCAGTACCAGCAGTTCGAGACCGGGAACGCGGCCGATGGTTGCGCATGGAACGTGGCGCCGTGCTCGGGGAAGATGCGCATGCACTCCAACTGCAACTGCTCAAGCTCGGGATACGTCTTGCGGAACATCGCGCCACGGTGCGCTCGACCGTAGCGCAATGCGCCGTCCTCCTGGTAGCCGCACTGGAAGGCGGACTTGCCGCCTCCCCGCTCACCAGCAAGCGCGAGTACGTCCACCCATCGCGCCTCGATGGCCGCTATCTGGCCACCGAGTTGTGGTCGCCACATTATGGCTCGCGAAGCCTATTCCGACCGCAGCGCTTCAGGTAGTTGATGATGACGGCAGCGGCAAACGTCCAGGTGTTACAGGTAACGTGAACATACCCCTGCCACCTAACGTACGCTGCAAACTCCAGTTGATCCTGCGTCATCCTCCCCGTCTTGCTCTTGAACTCGATGTAGAGACCATGAAGCACCGGGCTCTCGCATGCCGCCGGCAGGAAGATGTCAGCAATACCTGGACGAACACCCTCCGCTTTAAGGCGAGCACCCGTTCGAGCATCACGCTTACCGCCGTTCGGGATCGCATGTAGCCAACGCAACCACGGCTCTCGCTTCTCGTTCAGGCGCGCCCACTCGAAGAGCGCGGCCTGCTCCTGGTGCTCTGTGGGACTAGGGGCCCGCTTTTTCGGGGCGTGCATGACAACGTAGCGTACTTTCTTCTTCACCAAGGCACCCATTAGCCGATCCCCTCCGTCTTCGGGCGCTCGTACACCACAATCCTGCGATTGTCGTAGACGTACGGCTCGATCGACTCACCGTCCTGTAGAACCAATCGCTCAGGCGGCACATCGACGCCGCCCGGGAGACTGTCGTCGTGGATCTCGACAACCACCTCTACCGAGCTAGCGCAGTGAGCCTCTACCTTCACTGTCGTCGTCATCGTGTCACCTTGATCGAGTGTTGAATCAATTTACCCTTCGCGACGGTTGGCTAACGTCACCCAGGCTACGGCAGTACGCCGCGTTCACTTCGTGGCAAATACGTGCGATCTCTTCTACTCGTAAGTTATGCTTCGTCGTCTCCGATCGGTTTAGGTTCCTGCTTGATGTACTCCATCTCGTACTGCCCCCACAAGCGTGCGAGGTCTTGCGCGTTCGCGGTCAGCACCCAGATCATGCTTTTCGCAACGTGGTTCCTCGCTTGCGCCCTACTCGCGGCCCAGATGAGCCGTCGCGAGACGTGCTCGCCCTTCACCACTACGTCAACGACGTATGCTCGCCCTCCCTTAGGATCTGCTCTCTCCGGTCCTTCAAACTTGATTGCGCCCATCACTCACCTCGTTCTGGTAAATCAGAGTGGTCCGCCACCCCTTCGTCCTGCAATACTTCAACACCCTGGCCCGCGACCAACCGCGCATGTACTTCACGATCGGCGCGCACCAGATGACAACGTCATCGTCCAGTACCACGCCACAACACATGTGCGAGGCGTCGATCTGGATCGTGATGACGACATCATCACTTGCCAAGTGGCACTACCTCGACGCGAGGGCCGTATAGCCGCATCCACTCCTCTCGCGTGATCGAGGGCATCACCGGCAGCACGTCCACGGCAACCTCCTGCCTCGCCTGCTCTTCCTCCCGCTCGGCAATCTTCTCGCTGAGTTCGCCGTACTTGCGCGGGTAGAGTTTAGCAAGACTGTAGCGCATCGTGTCGATGATCAACTTGGCTCTCGCGATCGCGAAGCCGTTGATCGCTGCGTACGGCATACCCTTGTTGTCGAGACGGATCTCAGCGTCCTCGGAGGTGTTCGCCGCGACCTCAAGCATCTGCTCAAACAACTGCTCCGCCCCGTGCCGGCGTGCCTCATGGTAGCGGCGCCGGAAGCCGTCGATATCGTCGTCCACCCAACCGAGCACGGTCGAGTAATGCGGCATCGAGGACGATCGGCAGATCTGGCGCAGCGTGCGGCCCTCGGCAAGGCCAGCGCAGATCTCCGCCCCGAGCCACGGCGTGTACAACGCCGGCTTGTTGCGCGGGACGGTCGCGAGCGCTGTCTTCGCTGGCACCTTCACGCAGGCGCCCCGGCGTTCGTCTTGAGGTCCACGTACTCGTCGTAGTGGTCCATGTCCTTCTGGCCCGGTAGCTTGATGAGAAAAATCTTTGGAATGATGCCCTGCGTCCCGATCTTCTGCACGTAATCGCCACGATGCACGTGCTTGCAAATCGGGCACGATCGCGCGTTAGGGCCGATCACCTTTCCCTCGAACACCATCCCGATGAACTCCCGCGACGGCTTGCAGCACGTCCTCACGACCATCCACAAATCGCTCATCGTCCGCCCCTCCTGCGCTTGTCGTACTCCAACGCGAGCCGCTCCGCCAACCTCTTCGTCTTCGCCCATCGCTCGGCATCGAGCGCGGTCTTCGCACCCGCGACTCGATCGCCTACGCGCTCGACGAGATCCCACAAGCGCTCCTCGTCGAGGTCCTTCCACTCAAGGTCCATCGAGTGCTTCTTGCCGTCGACCTTGCGAGTGTACGTCCCCATGAGATCCATGACACCCTCCTGTCAGCGCTTTGCGCGAATCTTAGCCCAAACCTTGTCCGCCAGCGAGGCGTACGAATCGTAGCCGGTCGCCTGGATCCCGACCTCGCGTGCCTTGCGATCGATCCCCTCGTCCGTCGTCCACCACTTGTCCGCCTGGGGCTTGGGGTTGAGCACCGACTCCATGA